GGACCAAGGTGAACTCTGTCGGAGTTCCGTCGTCTTTGACGAGAAGATTCGTCATTGCACCCATTTGGGTATACTTCCTTCATAATGTTAAGAACCTAGGCCAAACTTCCTCAGGTCTTCATCTAGTAAGTCGCCCGCAATGGGTAACTCATAGACTAGACCAGCGTCAAGAAGAGCGCGGATAGCGCCCCCCATGCACACAACGAGGTCGGCCACATCCTCTTCGTCAAGGCCAAGCTCATGGCATCGCGCCACGAGTCTGTCCCTAGCGAGGTCCGTGTACGGAACAGTATGCCCGATGAGGGAATGCTGAACCGCCCACGAAAGCTTACTTAGGATATCAAAACCTTTGCAGGCTTCTTGGAAATAGTCGACTTTACTCATATGCATGGTTTCCTACGCTTTAGTTAAGAAGGCCTAGAGACGGCATAGTCTGTCTAAGACCATACCAGATAGGACACAATCACTTCAAGGCTTGATGGATCAAAGCCACCGCGTTCAGCAACCTCTTCGGCGATAAAGCCTTAGGGACGCTGTTAAACGTTGGCTTCGGCACTGCAAGGGAAGTCGATACCGTACGTGATATACGGAATATGCGCTCTCGCCCACGGGCGAGGCCATACCTCCAGTTTTCACCAGAGGGGTCTAACACATTGACCTTCGACGGACCCTTGTTACCATACCTTCGTACCGTGAGGAACCTACCGTTCAGAGCTGGGATTGTTTGCCAGACTGACAGGTAGGTGCCGATCGGAATGAACCAATCGACAACGAAGGAATAGGGGACAACTTCCCACGCGATTTGCACAGGATCAACAAGCCCCAACGACCTACCAACCCCTATGTTCTCAGATAGTTCCGTATAAATACGGACTGAGTAAGACAGCCAAGCTGTCGAGGAGTAAATAGGAGTAGTTGAAGCATTGTAGCTGCCTCTCTTAGTGCCGATTGATGTAACAAACCTGAACACCCGTGGACCAGTTAAAGCCTCGAGAGCCTTAGCGGCTTCGAAACTCTGACTGACCATAGGTAACCAGGCGTATTGCATCTCTAGCCACCGACCAGATACGTCTAGCGCGTTGAGGCGTCGAGTAACGCCGCGCGCACGACGACCGGTCACCCCGAGGTACCTCAAGCCGTTGCCTATTCGGCCGTGCTTGAAGTTCACCAGGGCTGCCCCGATAGACTGGAGATTACCGAGGATAGTTTTGTAGGACTCTCGACTCTCAGCTAAATTAATGCCGAGGTCGAAGGAATGCCCCCTAACTTGCTCTGCTAGCTTTGACAGCAAGCGAAGCTCGTCGTTGGCACTCCATCCTACTATATTCTCCACGGTCGCCCCTACGTGATCTTGAACGTAGATAGGCCAATGTACGTAGTCGCCCCACGAGGCCTTCACGGCCGTATTGTGGCGTTCGCGATTATACATTGTGTAGTTGTTCCACTTGATCCGGTTCCCACCGGACCAAGTTTCGGTCTTCCCGTTGCCACCACTCCAAGTTTTCTCGGCATAATCAACCGAGCCTACCTTGAGCGGAGCAAAAACGGGACTACCGGCGGACCAACTCCCAGTCGTCATGAGACTTCCTGTTAAAAGTTACGGAGCAGTTAAGAGGACACGTACAATTTGAACGAGGCTGTTTCCGCCGTCGGCAATTAAGCCAGGCTTCAATAGCAGCGTCAATGTTGTACCAACGGTAAGGGATAGCCAACCAAGCCTGCGAATTAACGCAAGCCTGGCTCTCGCTCGACACGAAGTCGAGCGACATTTGGACTCCCGCACCATTCCCATAAAAGGGCTCCTCCATAACAACTCCTAT